GGTCTAACATATAATATTCTTACTACAGGACTTATCGAAGAACAAGACACAAGAACACAAGCTGAGCGTTTTGCAGCCGAAGCGGATGCAGAAGAACCTCCAGAAGCTGACTTTGGTGCAGGCGGCGATACAACTGGAGATGAAACATCTCCGCCGGCTAGTGCTGACGGCACAGGTGTAGTTACAGAAAGTCAATCAAGTGTAGCCTCAACAAGAAAGTTACCTATTGACCCTGAACTTAAATCTATACTAGCCAATGCAGGCGCCGCAGCTGGCGTAAATGTTGATGTTCGCAGCGGCGGACAAGATAGCAGTACAGGATTTACAGGAAGTTCCAGACACAATAATGGAATGGCAGCAGATGTAGCACTCAGAGATAGCACAGGAAGAAGACTAAGTTTAGACAATCCAGCAGATGTTCCTATCATACAAAACTTTATAGCACAAACCAAACGTTACGGTGCTACAGGTATTGGAGCAGGCAACGGATATATGGGAGATGATACTTTCCACATTGATATAGCTGATAGTGTAGGACAAGGAGCTCCAGGCTACTGGGGAGGACAACTAGACAATGGCACATATAGAGCAAGAAATGCACCGCCTTGGTTACGAGATATTTTTATAGGATAAAAACATGAGAAGAAGTGGATTAAACACATTTGCCCAAAGAGTTCCTGACAATTACAAAAATAAAGGTAATGTTTCAGGCTTCAGCAATTTTGAAGGATTGTATATTGGGAAAGTTATCGAAATTGTAGATGATAGATATGAGGGTTATTGTTATGTTGAAATTATAGGACAACAACAACTGTCTAGCACTACCGGCAACCCTGAAGATAGAAAAAATTATGTTAGATGTAGACGAGCTATGCCTTATGGCGGTAGCTATCAAGCCACAGATCACACAAGAAGCTATGGTATGAGCACACACCCGCCTGCTCCTGGAACAGAAGTTATAGTTGCATTTACAACAGAAAATCAAGAAGGCATCATACTTGGAGTTCTAGCAGATACAGGAAGAAATAGCAGTTATCCTGACAATGCTGCTAGTTTTGTACAAGGTGAAGAAAATTCAGTTGCTCCTACATTTGATCAAGGTGTAGGTAAGAGACAAGAAAAGAACACTAGACCTAGACATCCATTGTCCGGAGCACTTGCAAAACAAGGGCTACAGCTGGACAGTGTTCGGGGACTCAGTAGTAGCAGTGCTAGACGAGAAAGTCCAAGTAATGTGTTTGGATTTAACACTCCTAGCGGTCACAGTTTGGTACTTGATGATGGCACAGTAAGCAAAAGTGAAAGAAGTTTAAGTCCTGATCCTGACAGGCAAGCAGGTAACAGTAATTTAGTTAGACTGCGCAGTGCAGGCGGTGCTCAAATGTTGTTCAATGATACTGCTGGTATTGTTTATGTAATTAATCAAGCAGGCAACAGCTGGGTACAACTAAGCAGTGATGGTAAAGTTGATATATACAGTCAAGGTGATATCAGTATGCACACTGAAACAGATTTTAACTTGCATGTAGGCGGCGATTTTAATTTAGATGCTGAGTGTGTGAATATTAAATCCAGAGGCGAATGCGGAACAAAATTCGAAACTGTAACAGGTGAGTTTAATCTACACAGTGCTAAAGATATTAAATTTACCACAGACTTAAATCATCATCTGGTTGCCAAAGGCACAAGTAGAACAACTGCTCCATTGATAGATTTGAATGGTCCTGCTGCAACATCAGCAACAAAGACCACTAACAACAATATTACAGTTAACAAAACAGTAAAGCAAAGTATTACCAGCAGAGTTCCAGAAGCTGAACCTTGGGGAGGACATACAGAACAACAAACTCCTGTTGCAAGTTGTGCAAGTACTAATCTAGACCTTAGGGGTGTTGATATAGATCTCAGTAACATTAATAATACTAATACAGATTCTGCCAATCTTGTTGGACGTAGATCTGGTTCTGGAGTAACAGACGATGGGTTTGACAGTAATGCAAAATATCCAGAATATGCATCTCCGGGTACTAGTCCTAATTCAGATGACGAAAATGTTGCTATAATCTCAGATAATAATATCTCTGGAGTATTTGGCAGATCAGTAACTGAAGAAGAACAAAGACTTGGTATGCGACAAAACAATTCAGGGTATATATCTGTTAAAAGCGCCACACCAGATGAACTCAATGTTAATCCTAGAAAAGGGAGACCTTTTTAATGACACTCGAACAAGTTGATAGAAAGTTTCAAACTGTATGGGAAGATTTTGTTGTACAAAATACATCATTGTACAATACTCAGTTGCTACTATCAGATCTAACTGCAAGTGACGATTGTAAACTTACTGCACTTAATTTTAGTAGATATCACGGTTATGTAGGCACGGGCTACGGAGAAAGTTCAACTAGTGTTGGTGTAACTGAACAACAAGCATATGATCTTTGGGACAGTGAATTTAATAGATATCAAAAAATTGCAAAAAAACAATTACTATCCAAAAACATTGTACAAATGACCCAAACAATGTATGATGCACTTGTGTTGTTCAACTGGACAACAGGTAATATATTTTACAGTAATGCTACTGAAGGTCAGTACAACATGACCAACGCAATTTTAAGAAAAGACACAGATACAGTAGCAAATATGATGTCGAGAAGTGTTATGAACAAAGAAAAGTGTATGCGTTGTGCTAGTGTACTGAGGCTTGCAGACTACGGAAACAATAAAAACAGATCTTGGATGCGCACCAACGGCATATACTACATGAGAGATCAAAATGAAAAGAACTTGTTGACTGACGCACAACTCAAACGTGCAAGATTTGCATACTATGCAGAGACACTGAAGTTTTTGCCATTTACTCCTGAAAGTATTAAACGAGATATTGCTAAACGCTACAATCAAACACTAGTGAATCAAACATTCACATACAGCGGAACTAACACATTTACTATGGACACTAATTTTAGTATGGATCCAATTGAAAAACTGGAAGTAAGACTCAACGGAGAGATATTAGATCATTTATTTGATTTTACAGTGAGTGATTTAGTTGTTACTATCACAAAAAACATGACAAATGGCGATATTATACGTACTCAGATCAAAATATAAAAAGTAGCAGTTAATTTTGCCATAAATATTAGTATGGCAACATACATCGGATATAGCACAATAGACACAGTCACAGGCAGTAAAACATTGGAAGATGTTGATATTGCAAAACGTGACTTGATGAATCATTTTTACACTCGCAGAGGCGAACGTGTAATGAATCCAACATTTGGTAGCATACTACCTGAGTTGGTGTTTGAACCGCTGGATTATACAACAGAAGCAGAAGCACTAGACGATGTGAATAGAATAGTGACTAACGATCCTAGATGGAGAGTTATAGAAACACTATTGAACAAGCCCACCGAGCATACACTAGAAGTGCGTGTGAGAATGGAATATATTGATACAGGAACAGCAGAAGAACTGTTGTTAACATATGTAGGTGAAGAATAATGGCACAAGGCGCAAGACAGAGCAGTTTATTTGCTGCTGAAGATTTCAGCGTAGTGTACGAAAGTTTTAGTGAAGCTAATTTTCAGGCTTATGACTTTGAAACTATTCGTAACGCTATGGTTGATTATATTAACAACAACTATCCGGAAAACTTCAATGACTGGATCAACTCAAGTGAATTTGTAAGTTTGTTAGAACTTATGGCTTTCTTAGGTCATAACTTAGCATACAGAGCAGACTTAGCCAGCAGAGAAAATTATCTAAGCACAGCAGAACGCAGAGAAAGCGCCTTACGTATTGCTGACTTCTTAGGATATACACCTACTAGAAATGTTGTTGCCAACGGATTTTTAAAGATAGACAGTGTGAGAACAAACGAGCCTGTGTTTGACACAAACGGTAACAGTTTAGCAAATATATCAGTGCAATTTGATGACACAACTGATCCCAACAGTTATAAAAACTTTTTAACTATTATGAACAGCATGTTTCAAAGCAGTAGTCAGTTTGGATCTCCTTATAGTAAAGTTACAATAGGTGGTGTGAGCAATGAAATTTACAGAACCAGCAGTGTAAACAATATAGCAACTCGCAATTTTCAAAACAGAATCAATAACAAAAATGCCACATTTAGTTTTTACAGTAGCAAAACTACTTCACAGAACACAGTGATTGAAAAAACACCTGATCCTTACAGTGTTGTTGATTTGTTGTACAAAAATGACAACAGCGGTAATAGCAGTTCAAATACTGGATTTTTTGTAGGATTCAAGCAAGGTGCAATGGAATACAAAGACTTTAATATCACAAATGGTTTATCAAATATGGTACTTGATATTAATGTAGACAACATTGCAAATGGAAACATATGGGTACAAACAATCGACGAAGTAGGACAAGTACAAAAAAATTGGACAAGAGTTGATAAGCTGTTTGGAAACAGTGCTATATTTAACAGCACCAGTAATGCTATCAGAGATATTTACAGTGTTGCTAGCAGAGAAAGTGATCAAGTTAGTATTGTATTTGGCGATGGAAGTTTTGGAAATATTCCACGTGGTAACATTAGAGTTTGGTATCGCACAGGACTAAATGAATCTTATAGCCTTAATCCTGATACATTTAATAGTACAAGTATGAACATTGATTATCAAGGAGCTGATGGTAATACATACAATGCACTTTTTACTCTCAGTTTGAAGAATAATGTAACCAACGCTAGCACAAGAGAAAGTGTTGCTAGTATCAAAGCCAATGCTCCAAGATTCTTTGCCGCACAAGACAGAATGGTTACTGCTGCTGATTACAGTATTTTTCCTGTAACAGTAAGTGAAAATATTCGCAAGATTAAAAGTATTAACCGTGTACACAGTGGTCACAGTAGATTCCGTGACTTATATGATCCTACAGCAACTTATAATGATGCAACACAATACACAGACGACGGTTATGTGTATGAAAATAATGTGACCAACAGAAGTCTTGTTAGTTTGCCTAACTCGTTGAATGGTGAACAGATTTATAAAAAGTATATTAGACCAATGCTGGGCAATGCAGAAGTTAAAAACTTTTACTACACAAGACAAGGTTACACAAGCACAACGTTTAACAGTAATTCAGATTTCAATAATACAACAAGTGGCATTGTGTTTAGAAATGCAACAGAAACAGACATCACCGGAGTATTCCGCTGGAACCAAGTTACAAAAGCAAGTGGAAGTAGCAGTGGATATTTTACCAAAGACAGTATTGTACAGCGTACCGGACTTGTGCAAACCAACAGTTTGAAAAAAGCAAGTTTAAACAGCTTGGTAGAATTTATTAGTGCGCCTTATCAGATGGGGTATGTAAAAACTATCACAGTGGTAAACGGCGGCACAGGATACACAGGCATACCCACAGTTACAGTTAACGGCGTTGGATCAGGCGCAACAGCTACAGCCACAGTTACAAGTGGCACAGTCACAGCTATTGCAATTACCAATGCAGGAAGTGGTTATGAAAACGGTACTACAGTTACAATCACAGGTGGCGGCGGAAGCAATGCCACTGCTAAAGTAACACTAGCTGACAGTAACACACAGTGGGTTAAAGTTGATAGACTTTACAAAGATGGCTTGGGTGATGACACAGCAGACGGTATTCCAACAGGAAATGACAACACAGGCAAAGGTGCTGTGGTGCTGAGTGGTGTAGTAGAAGATGGTGCAAGAGTTAGACGTATTGTTCCTGTGTTTGCCAAAGACTTTACAGACACAATTAAAACACAAGTTGTAAACAAGATAGATTCAAAAGTAAGTTTTGCACTGAGATATAACAGTGACACACAACAGTGGCACATCATTGAAAGCGGAGATATTCCTGCTAACACAACCACACTGAATGCAGTGAGTAGTTGGAGTAGACAGTACGAAGGTAATACAGGCGGCACTGGCATAGACAACAGTTGGCTTATACGCTTCAACTATAGCAGTACACAATGGGAAATACTTACTCGCAAAACACAAATGGTATTTGGCAGTAGTGCTAAACTTAAATTTAGCAACTTAAACTTCAACAGTACATTCAGCAGTGAAACACAAAAACCTCTCAGAGATTGTTTGAAAGTGTTGAGAATAAATCCTGTTAGTGAACTAGATTCAACTGCTTTAGGCAGAGACTATAAGTTTAATTTGTTTGGATATTTTGTATATCAAGATGGCTACACAGATCCTCACAATGTGAGAGTTACACTTGCTGATCCTAACAACGGAGACTATCCTACTAATCCAGAAGCATTCAACAATGTATTAGCTGGACAAACTATTAAACTAGGAACAAAAACTGTAGACGGATTTGACTATGTGTGTTATGATGCCAATGGTACTACAATTGTAAACGGTAAAGCTAATTTGCACACACAGTATGACAGAATCAGTGACATCAACAATGTAATTGATCCTGCTATTACAAACATTGTAGACACATATGTATTAATGTCAAGTTATGATAGACAGTTTAGAACTTGGACAAAATATGATGGCAGAACAGAAACTAAACCGAATCCGCCAACTATTAGTGAACTTACAAATATGTTTGAAGTATTAGAAACTAAAAAGAGTATTAGTGATCAAGTTATTTACAGACCAGTTAAGTATAAAATACTATTTGGTGATTTGGCTAGTAGTGAACTACAGGCTAGATTTAATGTAACTAAAACTGCAAACAGTACACTCAGTGACACTGAAGTAAAACAGCAGGTAATAAGACTTATCAATGATTACTTTGCAGTTGAAAACTGGGACTTCGGTGAAGACTTTTACTTTACTGAAATGGCAGCATATATTCACAATAACATGATTGGCGAAATAAGTCAAGTTACAATTCAACCAGTTGGCAATAGCACAGACACCAAAGAACTATTTGAAATAACTAGTGCAGGAGACGAACTATTTCTTCCTGTAGTTGAAGCATCAAACATTATTGTGTCTAACAGTATTGTTTCCAACAGCACAACAATAGCTGAAAGCACTGGAGTATCTTACCAATGAGCGAACGCAGTCCACGACCTATAAAGGCGCCGATGATCACAAGACCGGGTGAGTCTAACGAACACTTTGGTACACGCAATATCTCAAACTTTTTACCAGAGATATTTCAAACACAGGTCAACAGACAGTTTTTAGATACTACTATGGAGCAATTGCTCAGTAGCGGTAGCTTACAGCCTATCAAGAACTATATAGGACAACAGTATCTTAAAAATACTGTAGCTGACAACTACATCGTTGATGATAGAAGCAATGACACATACCAGTTTACACCTGGACTTGTAAACAAAGATACAGATCAAAACATACAAGGTGCATTGCCCTATGATGATCTTATTAACGCAATGAAATTCAATGAAGTTGATGTCAACAATCACAACAAAACATTGAATGAAACTGCTTATACATTGGACTTGCCAATTAACTATGATATGTTTATAAACTATCACAAGTACTTTTGGCTGACTGATATTCTTCCGCCATGTAGTTTAAGTGCAGTGCTTGCTAATCCTATTGATATTGACACTATTATTGGCAGAACTTTTTATACTACACCTACACTAGTGAATGGTAAAACTCTCACACTACAAAA